AGCGGGTCGGTCGGGATCGTCAGATCGAGCGCCTTGCTCATCGACCCGATCAACTTGAAGACGACCTGGAGACTGACAGCTTCGGCCATGACTCACATCCTCAAAAGGCCTTGAACGGCCAGAGCAACGCGTCGACCGTCTGCGGGATCACCGTCACCAGGTTGCCGATGTTGACGTTCTCCCGGCCGGGGCCAAACCACGTTCCGATCAGAATCTTCATCGCGGCCTTGATGCTGGCCGGGACCGCCGTGGCGGCCCCGTAGCCCGCCACGAAGCGCACCGTGACCGCGTTCTCGATACTCCGCGTCACCGGGTAGAACACGTTGTAGCCGGGGATGATGCGACCGCCGAGCGCCCACGGCCCCGCGGGCGCGTCGACGGTGTAGTTGCTCGCTGCCCAGGTCTGCGTCGATCCAGAGCCGTCGATGTAGCTGACGCTGGTCACCGAGACCAGCGGTGCTTTCGGCAGCTGCACCGACTCGTCGCCGCACGGAAACGCGTCGCAGGTCCAGTCCCATGTCTGCGTGATCAGAGCGCGATGCGTGAACGTCTCGACGTATTCCCGAGCCGCCACGATCAACGCGGTGATTAAGTCGTTCTCGTCATTGATGTCGACGCGAAGATGGAGCTTGGCCTCGGCCAGCGTGAGCGGCTCCGTCGCGGGGGCCGTGACGAGTGACAGCGCCATGCACCGTTATCCTCGCCGCCTCTTCGTGGTGCGCTTCTTCGGCGTCGCCTTCACCTTCGGTGCCTTCGCCTTCGGTGGTTCCGGTTCGTCCGGCGCGCCATCGGCCGGCGGCTCTGGTGTCTCAGGAACGGCGGGCGGCTCGTCCGACGCGGCCACCGCATCGCCAGAGGCCAGCAGGTTCTGACCTTCCGCGTCTGGGACGTCCACGACCGTGCCGGTCTGAGCGCCTTTTTGCATCAGGACACGCATGGACGGCTCCTTTACTCGACGGTGATCTGCTCTTCGTAGAAGCTGGCGCCCTGCGTGAACGTCGACGCGGTAGTCTGCGCGACGGCGTGCAGGCACAACGCGCACTGCGGCGGCACGATCAGCTGACCGGCCACGTCGGCCGAGCAGGCCCCGCCGTTCGGCGTGACCGTGGCTTCAATCGCCTTCGTCGACCCGATCGCCCAGGGGAACCAGCCCGAATCGATGACCGTCGTGCCCAGCCCGGCGATGACGGACCCGCTGTACGCCTTGCCGGAATTGCCGCGCACGATTACGTTCGCCCCGGCCGACGGGGCCGCTTTCGCGGCGGCCACCGCGGCCCACCCGCTGAACCCCTGCGCCACCTGCGCGCTCACCAGGTTGAACCAGAACAGCCGCGTGACGATCAGGCTCTTGCCGCCGACGTTGTTGCCGTTCCAAATCTCTAACGCGGCGACCGTCGACGGACGCCGCCCCCACGACGAGTCCGGCGACGGCGAGGACGCTCATCACGGACCAGCCGTTCCCCTTGCGGGTCATCTCCGTGTAGGGCGGCAACCCCTGCGCAACGAGCTGTTCCGCCAGCTCGTTGCCGGCAGCCGTCGTCTGCGCGATGGTCGTGCCTAGGCGTCTGGCGATCACAATTGGGTCTGCTGCCATGTCTCTCTCCTCTACGACTTTCGCCGATTACGCCGAGACGACGAGCGCGCCGTCATCGATCGGGAAATAGAACAGATCCCACTTCGTCGCGCCGGTCTTCGACGCGCCGGTGATGAGATCGATGTAGCCGGTCGTCGCGATGAACTCGTGCGCGCCATTCGCGAAGAACGCGGCACCCGCGTTGCCCTTGACCAGCGCCGTGCCGTCGCCTTCGACGATCAGCTTGCCGCCGACCTCGAGCGACGTGATGTCGACCGTCGACGCGATGTCGACCGCGGTGCCCGTCGTCGGCGTCCCGGTGACCTTGACCACCGGATCGGACGACTGGATGATCGTCGTGACTTCCCCGAAGAGCAGCGTCACCATAACGCGACCACCGGTGACGACGAAGAGGTGCCCGGTCGTCGTCTGCGGGAGCGTGAACGCCGCCTTCGCGACGTGCTCCCCGTAGACGCCGAGCCCGAGGGCGTCACGCTGAGACTGATTGATGTTCGGCATGATGCTCCTCGCCTAGTCGAGGATCGCGGTCGGCGGCGTCGCCTGCGCGAAGTTGGTCTGGATGATCCACTCGCCCGACACGAAGTCCGTCGCCTGCGACGACGTCGCGATCGTGCAGTAGACGCAGTCGTACGTGTCGGTGAGGCTGGCCGGGTCGATCTCGAACACGATGTGTTTGTTCTTGATGTCGGCCGCCATCGTGTAGGACGCACCGGCGGTCTGCGCGACGAGCGTGTCGCTCGCGGCGCAGTCCTCGTTCGCCCAGATGCGGCAGGTCGGCCCGGCGGCGTTGGTGCCGGCCGCGATGTCGGTGGCCTGCTTGATCGTCGGCACGGACGCGAACCCGACCGCGTTGGTGAAGTGCAGCGACAGCCACACGCGGATCGCGTTCTTGCAGGTGATGACCTGTGAGGTCAGCGCGGCGTTGGTCGTCTTCGGCGCGAACGCCTGAACGACCTTGAACTTCGTCGGGAAAGAAATTGTGGACATGCTCGCTCCTCAGTGAAAATTCAGTCCCGACTACGCGCGGGTCGCCAGCGTGACGAACGGCCCGAAGGTCGCGCTGCCCTTGTAGGGCGTGATCGCCGACGCCATCACCGGTTTGCCAATGACCGGCCACACCCAGCGGAACGTCGTCTGGTTGCTGGTGAACAGGACGTGAATCGACGACGCGGACGTCATCGGCTTGCTGATCAGCGCGTAGTCGTTGCTGAAGTTCGCCAGGAAGATGTCGCCGACCGTGCCGAGTGCGGACGCCTGCTCGATCACGTTCACCGGCAGCCCCATCAGCGTGCCGTAGGGCTTCGCAGACAGACCGTTCGCCGGGAGATACGCCGGCACGCCGCCGGTGCCGACGGCGACGTACATCTGGTACAGCTGCGGCAGGACGGTCTGGTTGATGAACCACTCCGCGCCAGGCATGCAGCGCGCCAGCAGGACGGAGTACATCTTCACGATGTTCTGGAAGTTGACCGTAGCCGCGGCCTGCCCGTTTTCCTTGGCGACCGACACTGTCGGGGCGTTGCCGACGATCCCGAGGCACTGGCCCTGACCACCACCGCGCACAATCTCGTCGTCCAGCTTGAACGCAAACTCGGACGTGAACGCCTTGGTGGCGAGCGCCTCGAGCAGCGTCGCGTCGCGCAACACGCGATCGGTCGCGTAGAAGAGGCCGGTGAGGTCTTCGAGCCGCAGCTCGAACTTGCCCAGCTTCGGCTGCGACGCGGTCATGGCCGCCGCTTCGGCGGATCGGTAGACCTGCACGCCGCCCCAACGTGACCCAGTGGCGCGGCTGGTCTCGTCCACGTACGGGGCTTCGACGCCGTCGTTGCCTTCGCCGATCGGCATCTGGAAGCAGCGCGGCGCGAGCTTGCCCTCTTCCTTCACCCGATCGAGCAGGGAGGTGTTCCATTCGTTTCGGACGAGCAGCCCGCCCGATTCCGGGACGCCCGAGGAGGCGCCGGAGGCGGCCGCCATGAGCGCGTCCTGACCGCCGATCGCGGCGATGACGTGCGCGGAGACGCCGCTCGGCAGGATCGTCGCCGCGCGGTCGCTGCGGCCCTGCATCTTGAAGCCCTGATAGGCCATCGCCTGCATGACTTCGCCGAGCGTGGCCGCCTTCTCTTCCTCACGGTTCTTGCCGACTTCGATCTTCGCGCCTTCCTTGCGCTCGTCATCCTGGAGTCGACGCGCGAGGGTCAGGTTCGCGGCGATCTCGTCGCGCGTCTCGTGAAGCGCGCTGAGCGCGTCTTCGAGCGGGTCGAGCTCCTTGACGACCGCCTTGAATCGCGCTTCCTGTTCAGCGGTCCGCGTCTCGAGCGCCATCAGCTCCCGGGCTTCCTTCTTGACCTTGCGGAGCGGCGTCTCGGCCTTCGTGATGGCGGCCTTGTTGTCGGCCTCGTCCTGAATCAACTGCTTGATGTTGCCGATCGCGCCGACTTCGCTGGCGAGATTCATCGGCAGATCGGTCAGCTCCGCGAACCAGTCGCGCACGCGCGTCGACAGGACGACGAGCCGCTGCACCGCCGGCAGTGTCGACAACTTCGCGCGCCACGGCTCCGTCTTCTCCGTGCCGTGATCCCAGGCGCAGATCTGGTAGATGTCGGTCGGCATGTTCGCGATCGCGACCACCATCGCCATCAGGAACGGAAGAACGGTGAATTTCATGGGCGTCTCAGCTCCTCAGCGCCAAACGACTCCTAAAACACAAGAGGCGCGTGCTTGTCGGCCGTGCGGCGAAATCTCGCGCCACGGACTCGATCAGCACGCGCCCTCAAAGGAGTCGCGTTTGCTTGATAGGAGAAGTATGCGGTCGGTTATTTGATTCGTTTACGAATCGCGTTCGTCGAGCACTTGATCGGCTCGATCGAGCAACGCGTCGCGCTTGAAGTCGCTGAGGCTCTGATGGTTAGCGCGTGCTGCTCGCTCAACGCGTTCCTTTTCTGACGGCGAGACACGCGTCGTCATCGGCACGCCTGGCGCTTCAGCGCGGGCCTGGCGGCTCACCTAACGCACTTTCGGAATCAGCACGTCGTGACCGAACAGGCCCATCGCCTGCGCCAAGATCAGCGCCAGAATCACGACGGCCAGCACCCAGACGGCGCGATCGATGATCGGCGGATGGTTGGGTGCCAGTTGCCCGCGCACGCCTCGCAGACGAGCACCACGACGATCACGAGGCCGAGAAAATAGAACAGTCCCACGATCTGCCTCCATTCGTTAGAGCAACCGCAACCGCTGCGCGAACACATCCGAGAGCGCCGCTGCGGCATCCGCCGCCACGAGCTCGGCCTCGGCCTCGGCCTCTTCCGCGCGCATCCCGCCGGCGTTCACTTGTCGCCCGACGAGGCGGCCGAGCGTCTCGTCCATCGTGGCGATTCGATCGATGAGGTTCGCGGCCTTCGCCGCCTTCGCGAAGAGGACGCGGCCTTCGCCGTAGCCGCTCTCGACCGCCGCCGGCGTCACGCCGCGGCCGCGCGCGACGGCCTTCTTGAACTGGCCGTAGAACAGGTCGGCGTCCGCCTGCCGGATCGCGATCGCCTCCGGGCTCGGTGGCTCGAAGGGGTTCCATTCGTTC